ATTTATTAGAATTTATCTAATATTACCAATCTGAACCATAATCTCTCACTACTGCAGCCCACTTTGTACCATACTCATCTACCATATTTCCTATATTCTCATCCTCTAAACCATTCACCACGAAACCAAACGGTGCCATATCCTGTTCTAATGCATTTTGTTGTTCTTGCATCATAGTCATACGCACATCACTATCAGTTAATTCTTTAAAGTATTGTTGATCTGTCACCCAGGCAAATATAAACAAGCACGCAACCAGATCATCATTACACCCATCATCAGCTTCATAAGAAGAACCCTTTACAATAAACGTAGATAATTCTCTAATAATATCTAAATCTTCTACAATAAGTTTATTATCTTCAATTAATTGTTTAAGATTAGAACATCCTATTTTCTTAACTGCTTTGGTTGTCCTAACACCTAGTTGTGCTTTACCCCCGCTGAAACCTCCTCCAAGCACCTGTCCTGACCTTCCTCGCATGGAAGCCATGATTAAGTTATCATACTCCAGATCAAACTGCATAGTGTTGGCAACCTGTTCACCAATATCATTTACCTCTATAAGAACAAATGCTTGGTTATATGCACGAGCAACATCATAAATTTTCGCTGGGAATAGAAGGGGTTTTACTTCGTTGTCTCTATATTTTGCAACTACCCTGTAGGGCATTTGTGATACATCAACCACAATAAATGCAGAATAGTCATTCTGAGTTCCTCTAGCAACGTCAGCAGTAATAACATACGTATGTCCTTCTTGTGGTGCAATATGTACATCAAGGCCTGCATTTGATTGTATAGGTTCTCTGTAAGGTAATACTTTAAGTTTCTGTGAAGATATAAGAGTATTAATAGAACCAAGAAACTCACACTCAAACTCTGTTTGGAATTGTTGTAATGAGGTATTCTTAATAGTTTCTTTTTTCCATTCCTCATCACGGCCTGGAATCTCACTCCAATGCACCTCAATAGGAACATAGGTATTCCTACCTTCTTCTGCATCTACCCACAATTTATAGAACATATTCATACCATGTGGTGTAGAAACAATCATCACTTTAGTAGTTTTACCTGATGATATAGTAGGGTAAACAGAACTAAAAAATTGTTCAGCTACGTTACTAGGTACGTAAGCAAACTCATCAAGGAAAATAATATTATAAGAACCGCCACGCACCGCACTAGCAGAAGTAGAAGATGCCAAAATCTTACTACCATTTTCAAGTTCTAAACTTCCTTTGTTCCATGACATTACTCCTTGTTGTAACCACTTTGGTAAATGTTCGTAAGCAAGTTGTAATCTACCTAATAAGTCTCTTGCAGTTGCAGCCTTGTTTGCAAGGATAGCGACATTCACAGAGTCATTAAATAGAACATAATGAAGCAAGTAAGAAATGATAGTAGTAGATTTACCAGACTGTCTAGGAAGTTTACAGATAGTAAAACGATTACTATGGAACGTGCCTACCATTTCCTTTTGGAAATCATATAAATCAAAAGGAACAAGCCCCTCATCAAGAGAGACAATTTTTATATAGTTTTTGATAAAGTAAATAGGGTCTTTCATACATAATGAAAATTCCTCTACCTGTTCCTTTGTCCATTCTTGTTGGACATTGGCCTTTTTTAAATTCGGATTTCCAAGATATACAGCTTCACTCACTATTTTTACCTTTAATAAGTTTTTGTAATTCAGCAGTAGAACCTACGAACAATGCATTAGTAACATTTTTAGGAGCAGTGTTAGGAACTTCTTTAAGTCTCTTCATCTTCTCTTGAAGATCACCTAGTTTTTCGGTAACTTCTGCGACTTGTTTGATAAGATTTCCAGCAACCTCATATCCTCTTGGATGTTCGCCTTCCTTTGCAATCTCCAATATTCCGTCAATTGCAACTGAGCCTTTTTCAACCAGATTGTAAAACTGTTTTCTTTGATATTCATAGTCTGCCTCAATTTGATCTTCTTCAATTTCATTTTCAACTATGATTGGTAAAGTTTCAGATGAATCTTTATAGTTCCAAGGTTCCTTCTGTAATATTTCTACATCACCAGCAACCCCAAGAGCTTTATTTAATTCTTTAAGGGGATCAACCATTATGTTTCTACATCTGTACCTGTTACTGGATCATAATTTTTTGAATCTGTAAAGAATGAAGTTGTTTCGTTAAATCCAAAATCATCATCTGCATCAGCATTAGCAGGTTTAGGTGAAACTGTATATCTTTGCTCTCTTTTAGGAGCTTTATCTGGTAAATCAGTGTATTGATCAACTTGTACTGTTTTGATAACAGCCTGAGAAGTAACAGGGCCATAAAGATAAAACTTTGCAGTAAAATCTAAAGTGTAAATTAATGCTCGTCTTGTTTCAAAGTCACCCTGATAATTATCCTCATATGACACACTATTCAGAACGATAGGAACATCTCTTTTAATTCCCATATCAGCCATGTCATTAATAGTAAGGGTATAGTCTGGTTGAAAGTAAGGAAGAATTTGCTCTATGATCTGTAAGGAATCATCAGATTCTTTAGCCATCACATATAACTGTATATTTAAATTATAAGGGACAGGCATATACTGAGTATCAAGACGATCATCATTACCTTTAACTTTTTTAAACTTCTGCACTCTATTGAGTTTTCTATTAGGATCATAAGAAAGATTTTGTATTTCAAAACCAATACGAGGAAGAGTAATAGCAACTGTCTTTGATAGATCAGCATCGTCATTCAAACGTGTAAGCCATTTCTGTCTTGGTCCATAAGCAAGAGGAACCTTCATTGATTGCTTTATATTTCCATCATTGTCCTTACGAACAAGTTGTATATTATTAAAAGTTGTACCAAAAGCAATAATAACTTTCCTTATGCTTTCGTGATAAAACTGCTGTCCTAACATTACGAATTACTCCCTACATCCCCAAATGGATTTGATTCACTAAAATCTAGTACTGTGTCATCAACTGAGTCAAACAACTCATTTTGAGCCCCTTGTATACCTGCTGTTGAACCATCACCTATTATATAGTCTTCTTGAATTAAGTATTCTTTATTACCTGTATCTGCATCATTCTCAAGTAGAATAACACCAGTAGATGTTGTCATATCACTGTCTTCATAGACTACAAGTTCATCTGTATCATTTTCGTGTATAATACGACCAGAATTATCTTCCATAGTTATTGCATTAACTACAGCACTTTCCGATTCCATTGTGAATTGATATTCAGAAGTAGATGTAGATAATACACCTTGTATGTCATCTATATCATCTATACCAGTATCAAGCTCCTCAGAAGCATAATCATATAGACGGCATCTTAATTTATATACTGGGTTATTGTCTAACTGAAAGAAAGGCTCATCGTGATCTACAAAGTTAACTTGAAACATCTTTTTGAGTATTGGATGATAAATTGCATCACCCTCATATGGACGATCTGAATCTGTCGCATCTGTTTCTGATATAATGTAGAAATCACTTCCCTCTAAATCTGTAGAAGTTTCAGCAAGAGTACCAGCTTCTAATAGAATAGAACCACCTTCTTCTACATCTCCTGTACCATCAACATCAGCTGATGTTCCTGCCTCTATTGTTATTTGTTTTGTGAGTTCTTGAAATCTTAATTTATTTACTACGAAGGTTGCTTCACTTAAATTCTGTAAACCAAACTGATTCATTATCTCTCGTTCACCAGCAAAACCACCGTCTGCATTTTCCATATACATTTCTATTTTAGCAGCATCTTTAAATTTAGAAAGAGTGTCTCCACCAAGAATGGAATCTTCTGCAACAATAGTACGATCCATATAGAAGACATCGTGACCATGTATTTGAATTGCTTCAGCAATTAAATTTGAATATAAACTTTGCTCTGTTGATATTGCAGCAACATTACTAGTATGAAAGAATGAATTTACAGCCATATTATTATCCTACCATATAACTTACTGGTAATTCAAATGCTAACTGAATTTGATCCTCTAGTTTCTGTTGCTCCTCTATTGCTTGTGAATAAATAGTTTCACCGTTCATGGTAACACCACCCAACATTGCAACACCACTAAACTTAGATAGGTTTGCACCCCATTGTTTTTTAATGAGAGAAGTTGCATACCTTTTGAGATATATGTCATCATATATGTCTGTGTAAGATGTTGGATCAACCTTACGATAGCACTCTATGATTATATGCTCAGTATCAGGTTCTATTTTATTCTGCCAATCCATATCAATATACAGACGGTTTTGATGTTGATTAAAACGTATAGGTGTTTCACCCACAAGAATATGCTCAAGGAAATCTAAATTCTGCATCTGTAACTGATAATCCATAACAGAGGTAGATGAAAAATCATAAAGATCATTTAGTCTTAGTTGATAACGAACATCAAATAGACTTCCTCCACCACCAGTATCAGTTAAAGGAAAAACTCTTAGAACAGAAACAACAGCTTGTGGAACAGGAATCCAGTTATTACCTTCTTTCCATGTTGCTGTCACAGAATCATCCACAGTATCCGTTGCTGTAGTTGAGGTGTCGGTTAATGCTCGTGTAACATCATCAGTAGATATCAGATGTTTAAGATACATCTTCTCAATACCATCGTAGTGATATTGTGCGAAATATTGTAAGGCTTCATCTAGGCGGTCATCTACCTGATCATCTGATACGTTAATATCGATAACACCAGAACCAAGTGATCTCAGACAGTAAGTTTTTAGGGTTGCTTTCGTAGAAGGTATAGCCATAGAATTTATTCCTTTCTACATATTTATAAGAGTAACTACTTCTATTCTACTAAAATCCAAACTCATGTAATGTTGTTTATTTAATTTTTAGCGCGCTGTTAAAATTCTACCATCTGGGTCAATCATGGGCTTACCAAATGCCATATACATATAAGTTTCACCAACATTTGGATCACTTGATACTCTCATCTTAAAGCCGCCTGTTAAAATATCAAGGTTATCAGCCGCACTTTCTGCTGTAGTTGTGTTAGCATCAAGGTGAGCATTTTCTACGTTATAACCAAGTCTTTTATCATCATATATCTCCCAATTAGAGGTAGAATCTATTGACTTAACAATTACAAATGTGGGCTGAATCATTATACCTTCACTGTTAGTAGTTGGCACGAAAACTCCGTTTGCGTTTCCATTGCCCTCATACTCGCCAAAACTTGTATATGGGCTAGGGGCAAAACAATAAGCAATTATAGCTTCGCTTGATCCATTTACCATTGCTGCTGAACCTACACTAAAAACGCTTGATGTTGGTTCTGTATCATTCCACGCAGCTGCATTATCAACAGTTGCAGCAGTAGTATTAAGAACAAGATAGTTTGTTGAAGGAGCAGTACTATTATGACTGTGATAGACCCACCAAGCGTCAGTCTGAGTAATATTTTTAACTATTATCATTTCTGGAGCTACGCCAAGACCATGAGCAACC